ATGGATTATGTTGGAACTCCATTAATATTTCAGTTCTCAAAAGTAGCAGATAATATTGGTGCTTTTATTCCTAAAAGTGTTGTGTCTTTTGGCTCGGATATATTTTTCCTAGCTCAAGATGGTTTTTATAAACTATCTGGTGGAGATACACTAACACCAATAGGTAATGGTAAAGTAGATGATTTTTTCTTTAACGATTTATCAAGTGATTTAGATGGTGTGTCTAGTGCTATTGATCCAAATAATAGTATTGCAGTCTGGTCGTATAGAGGAGCAGGTGCAGAAGGTACAAGTGATGTTAATAATAAGTTATTAATTTATAATTATTCAGTCGATAAATGGTCAACTGGATCTGGTTTAGATATGCAATTTATATCTAGTGGATCACAAGAAGCCTTTGATACATTAGAAAAATTAGATGTACTTGGTAATCTTGATGCTTTGCCTAAAACTTTAGATAGTTATTATTACTCATCTGGTGTGTATGGTTTAGCAGGATTTAATTCAGAAAAAAAGTTTGGTAAATTTCTTGGTGGAAGTTTATCAGCAACAATAGATACAACAGAGTTTCAAGGAGCAAAAGACTCAAGAAGTGCTATTACAAATGTAAGACCAATAGTTGATGCTAAAACATCATCTTCGGTTACAGTTACAGTTACTCCTATTACAAGAAATACACAAGTTGAAAGTATTACAGTAGGTAGTCCAGTTTCTTTGCAAAGTAGTGGCGATTGTCCTATGCGATCATCAAGCAGATATCATAGACTACGAGTTAAAACCACAGGCAATTTTTTAACAATGTCTGGTGTTGATGTAACAGCAAAAGCAACAGGTAAAAGATAATGGCAACAAACCAATTTCTTAATGTACCTGTGTCAATGCCTAACCAATCACAGCATTTACGATTAATTTCAAATACTGTAAACAACACACTTGATGGAAAGTTAAACTCAACAGGAGATGTAACTCTTCGAGCAAGTCAAGCAACAACAACTTTAGTTGATGAAAGAATATCACTTAATTCAGTTATTATTCTTGAGCCAACAAATGCTAATTCTAATGCAGCTAAAACAAATTTATTTGTATCAGCTAAAACAAATGGATCAGCAACACTAACTCATGCCAGTTCTTCCAATACAGATCAGAACTTTGGTTATGTGGTTATTGGATGATATTAAAAGTACCAGAAAAAGACATACATATTATATGGAATGAAGTTGAGCCTCTTATCAAAAAGGCTTTAGATGACTGCTACACAGCAGATGACATCTTAAAAGGTTTAATTAATAACAGCTTCCAACTTTTTATTAGTTGGAATGACAAAGTGGAATGTGCTGTTGTAACAGAAGTTGCACAGTATCCACAGAAAAAGATTTGTCGTTATTTCCTAGCAGGAGGTAGTAACATAAATAATTGGTTAGAGCCAATACAAACAGAAATTGAAAAATTTGCAAAACTTAATAATTGTCAAGCAATAGAAGTTGCAGGGCGAAAAGGGTGGGCGAGGAAATTAAAAGGATATGAACAAAAAATTTATTTATTTAATAAGGAGATATAATGTCAAAGGGAAGTAATCCAACAAATGTAACAACAACAACATCATCAGAGCCATCTGAATTTGTTAAACCTTATGTTACAGAAGCATTTGGACAAGCACAAGATTTATTTCAATCAGCTTCTCCTAATTTTTATCCAAATCAAACTTACACAGATTTTGCTCCTCAGACTAATGCAGCAATGCAATTAGCACAAGCTAGATCATTAAATAATCCTTTACTTGCAAGTTCACAAAATGAAGTTAATTCTATTTTACAAGGAGATTATTTATCTCCAACCACTAATCCTTATTCTCAAGCCTTGTATAATCAAATGGCAGGAGATGTAACAAGTGGTGTTCAAAGCCAATTCTCCAAAGCAGGAAGGTTAGGCTCTGGAGCTAACCAAGAAGTGTTAGCATCGGAGCTCGGTAATTTAGCAAATCAAGTTTATGGAGATCAATATAATCAAGAAAGAGCAAACATGATGAATGCTACTCAATTTGCTCCTCAATTAGCACAAGCTGATTATACTGACATTCAAGCACTTGCAGGAGTAGGACAACAACAAGAAGCAATGGATATGGCTAAAATACAAGATGGCATGGCTCGTTTTGATTTTGAACAGCAAAAACCTTATTATAAATTAAGAGAATATTTAGGATCTATTGGTGCTAATGTTCCAACAACATCTTCAGTTACAAAACCAGTATTTAGAAATACAGGTGCAGGATTACTTGGTGGTGCAATGCAAGGTTATCAACTTGGTCAAAACTTTGGCATGGGTGGTCTTGGTGCAATCGGTGGTGGATTACTCGGAGGGTTTGCTTAATGGCACAATTCTCAATGAATAATTTACCGAAAAATCTTTTAGGAAATCCTATTCCAATGAAAGCTGGATCAGAGGCTTATCTTAAAGGAAGATCTGCATTAGATAATATTTATGGTGCAAGTTCAAATCCATCTATTCAAGCAAATCCTCCTAGCAGAAACAGATCGGCTTTAATGGGTAATCGTGGATTTATGAATGGTGTTTCACAGCCAAGAAATTTTTCTGCATTAAGTCAAAGTCCTGCTGAAAAACAAGCAATTATTAATCAATCTTATACAAAAAATAATTTAGCTGTACCAAATAATAATTTAACACCTTCAGACAGACAAACACCAATAAGAACAGCAAATAATAAAACTGCAAAAACTAAACCTAATTTTAAAAACAGTTTATTAAATTATTTAGGATCATCTAAAGGAGAAGGAATGGCAAGAGGCTTGTTAGAAGCAAGTGGCTATTCAGATACTCCTGTTACTTTTGGTCAAGCATTGGCTCAAGGAATGGCAAGGTCAGATGAAGCAGTATCAACTGAAAGAGCTAATGAACTTGCAAAACTTCAAATGGAAATTGAACGAGCTAAAATAAAACCACAAGAAACTTTTACTCAACAAATGATAGAAGTTGATGATGGCAAAGGTGGTTTCAAAAAAGTTCCAGTTAATGTAAGTGATTTAACAGGAAAAATAACTCCTGTCATGTCAAGTAGTGGAACTAATATTAATATGGGTCAAGGCTCTGGTGGATGGAAGAAAGTAAATGAAAAATTTGGAACAGAAGTAAATGAATGGGTTTTAAGTGGAGGCTTTACAGGAGCTCAAGCAAATTTAATAAAAATTGATGATGCAATACAACAGCTAGAAAAATCAAAAGATGACTTCTTTGGTTTAACAGGAAAAAATGTTGGTGTCATGCCTAAAGGTTTAAGAGCATTTTTTAATCCAGACTCTGCTGACCTTGAGGATAATATAAGATCTATTGTTTATGAATCTTTAAGACAAACTCTAGGTGCTCAATTTGCAGAGAAAGAAGGTGAGAAATTAATTCAAGCATCTTTTAACTCAATGTTAAGTGAAGAAAAAAATATTGTCAGATTAAAAAGAATGAGAGCTAAAATTTTAGAAATGGCAAAAGCTAAACAGAAAGCATACGAGTACTTTCAAAAAAATGATGGCGATATGTCTGGATATTCTGGCAGCACTTTTGTTTTTGATAATGAAAATCAAATGACAGTAGGAGCAGATGATGTTTTAAATTCAATATATACTGTTGATGATTACACCGATTTTAGTGACGCAAAATTCACAGAATATTTTAAAGATGCAACAGAGGATGAACAAGCATGGATATTACAAAATGCTGAGAATATTCCACAAATTAAAATAGGAAAAGAGGAGTAATGGTAGCTTTATCAGAATTAAAAAATATAGTTAAACAGAGTGATCCAAATAACAAAGCACAAAAACATTTAAATGAATATGAATCTGATGAAAATACTTTTTTTCAAGCCTTAACAAATATTCCTTCAAGTGCACAACAGCTTGGTAGTGATATTATTCAACCTTTTATACACCCTGTTAAAACTGCAAAAAGTATTAAAGAGTTAGGATCAAGTGTAGTAAATTTATTTAGAGCAGGAGATCAAGGAAATGAACAACTAGCAAAAGAAGTAGGAAATTTTTTTGTTCAACGATATGGCAGTTTAGAAAGTATTAAAAAAACTTTTGCTACAGATCCTGTTGGTATGTTGAGTGATGTTTCTATTATTTTAACTGGTGGTGGAGCTCTAGCAGCAAAAGCACCTGCTATGGCAGGAACAGTAGGCAATGCAGTTAAAACAGCAGGTAAGGTTATAGATCCAATTAATGTGGCTTCAAAAACAGTTTCGGCAGTAAGTCCTCTTATTTCAAAACCTGCATCTTCAGTATTAGGAATGACAACAGGAGCAGGTGGAGAGCCATTAAGACAGGCTTTTCAAGCAGGAAAAGTTGGAGGAGATAAAGCAGAAGCATTTACTACTTCTATGCGAGGAACAGCAGATGCAGGAGAGGTAGTTACTGATGGAACAAAAGCAATGGCTACAATATCAGATCAATCTAAAAAAATTTACAAA